TATATCAACGGATGATGCTGAGAAGCTAAGAGGATTAAAGAGTACTATCTTATGGCTAGAGGAAGCAAATGAGATAGATGAAGAATCATACTTCCAGCTACAAATTCGTACAACAGGTCCAATCATCCTAAGTTATAACCCTACTGTATCTCCATACCATTGGATAAGAGTGATGGGTGATTGTAGCAGATTCTTTACAACCTATAAGAACAATCCTTATTTAGATACCACAGTTAAGAAAGCCATTGAGGAATTAAGACATACTAATCAAAAAGCATGGAAGGTTTATGGTTTAGGAGAATGGGTAGGTAATGAGAAAGCAATATTTGAATTTACTCAATGTGAATGGTTGCCGGATGATGCAGAGTTTGTAGCATTTGGTTTGGATTTTGGATATAGCTCAGACCCTACTGCATTGGCTAGTGTTTGGAAATATAATAACGAGCTATACATTGTAGAGCATTGCTATGAAAGAGGAATGGTGACAAACGATATAGTGACTATGTTGAAAGGAGTAGTGAAAGGTAGAGAGGAGATATGGGCTGATAGTGCAGAACCAAGATTGATAGAAGAATTATATAGAGAAGGATTTAATATAAAGCCTGTAATCAAAGGAAAGGATAGTATTAACTTTGGTATTCAGGTAATGCAGAACTATAAGATAAACATACCAAAGACATGTCAGAATCTAATTAATGAGTTCTATTCGTATGAGTGGAGTAGTGATAGATTTGGAAAGCAATTAGATAGACCAATAGATTTTAATAATCACTTAATAGATGCAGCTCGTTACGCTTCAATGATGAGATTAAGTAATAAAGCCACATCAGCTGGAAAATATATAATATCAGTAAGATAAAACAAATATAATATGGAAAAAGAATTTGACATTAACAATCCTACTCCTCAAGACTTTATGGAGATGGCAACTTATGTAGCTATGAGTGAGAAGAAGAACATAGAGCTATTAGAAGAATTGAGAAAACACAAAGCTTATCTAACTGCTACAATACAACAAAGGAATTCAGCAGAAGCTAAATACCAAGCACTATTAGCACAACAAAATGCACCAATAATTCCTATTACTGAAGTAACTGTAATGAATACTGAATTGAATTTAGTAAATCCAGAACAATGGGCTGTACCTAAAGGTAAAGTAATTACAACACCAAAATCAAATAAATTATAATGAAGCAAGAAATTAAAATAGAAGTACCTACTAAATGGAGTGCAGTAACTCTAAAGCAGTATCTAGCCCTAAGAAAAGATTTGGAAACATACGCTGGCGAAGAAGAAGCTATAACGGCTTGTTTATTTCATCACCTATGTAAGTTTCCATTGGAATATATACAGCAACTAAACATAGATACCTACATTGCTATTAGAGAAGATTTAATTAGCTTCTTTAATAACATAGATATGCCACTACAAAAGTTTATCCAAATAGATGGAGTAGAGTATGGGTTTGAGCCTGATTTAAGTAGAATGGCTTATGGTGCTTATATAGATATTAGCAAATACGAAACGTTTGAGATAAATGAGAAGTGGGCTGAGATTATGAGTATTCTTTATAGACCTTTAATTAAAACAACAGGCAAACTATATGATATTAAAGCATACGATGGTAATATAGATGGTGATAAGTTTATGGATGTCCCAATGGATGTTCACTTTGGCACACTTTTTTTTTTGAAAACTTTATTAAAGGACTTGCTGAAAGATACCCAGAAGTCTTTGACGGGATTGACGGGTCTACCTCAGAACATCAAATCCGTTTTGGAAAAAAATGGAAATCTTACTCAAGCCTTGTCCAACTCGCACAAAACGATATAACACGCTTTGAGGAAATAACCAAAGAACCATTGGAAAAATGTTTGCTAATGTTAGCATATCAGGCTGATGTAGCATACTTGGAAGAACTGATGTATAAGGAAGCTGTTAGGAAAGGGTAGGTTCATAACTTTTGTATTTATGATTGTTAAATCTAAAAGAATAACAAAATACTATGGGAACACCAGCTTATAGACAGAATCAAAGGAGAAATCAAGGTATTTACTTAGGTCCAACTAGAGGTAGGTCATCACCTAAGAATTCACGTAGAGGATGTTTATGTTTGAATAGCAACACTTACGATGTTAAATGTTGTGGTGGTGCACTACAATCGCAAGGGATTGGACAAATACAATCACCTCCTATTATAAGAGGAGCATTTAGCTCTGGGTTCTCATCTGGATTTGACATAGGAAATATATAATAAAAAAGATAGAATAATGTCTCAATTAAATAAAACACAGCTAGAAGCAGAAAATCAAAGTAGTTTCCCTAATAATAATACGGGATTTATTACTCCATTAAAATTAAGAGAATTCAATACTGATATGATTGATTCCCTAGTTGATGAAGGTGAATATAATATAAATTCAGCTTCATTATCAGGTAGTGTAGCATCTATACAAAATCAGGTAAACTCTTTAGTACTATCAGGTAGTGGTATCGTTATTCAAGACGAAGGTATTACGCAAGGTACAGTAACTGCATTGAATTTTGTAGGACCAACAGTACAAGTTAATGTAACTGGTTCAATGGCTAGTGTTTATGCTAACACAACTGGATTAGCAACAACTGGTTCTAATGTATTCTCTGGCTCCCAATACATTACGGGTAGCAGTGGAATTACAGGTTCTTTTTCTATTCAAGGTAATTTAATAATAAACGGAACATCATATACATCAGCAACTAGCGGAACTGCAGGTACAAGCGGTACAAGCGGTACAAGTGGAGTAAGTGGAGCTAATGGAAGTAATGGAACTTCTGGCACAAGCGGAACTTCTGGTATTAGTGGTAGCTCAGGTTCATCTGGAACAAGCGGCACATCAGGTACATCAGGTACATCAGGAACATCAGGAACATCAGGTACATCAGGAACATCAGGAACATCAGGAATAAATGGAACTGGTGGTACAAGCGGCACATCAGGTACAAGTGGTGTGAGTGGTAGCAACGGAACAAGTGGCACTTCTGGGACTAGTGGAGTGAATGGTAGTGATGGTACTTCAGGAACATCTGGTACATCAGGCACTTCTGGAACAAGCGGAACTTCTGGTACGTCTGGAACAAGTGGAACAAGTGGCACATCAGGAACTTCTGGTACTTCTGGTTTAGGATTAAATTGGCAAGGAGTTTGGAATAGTGGAACAACATACGCAATTAATGATATAGTAGAATACAATGGTTCATCATATATTGCAATAAATGTTAGCTTAAATGAGAATCCAGCTACACAAATTCTTTATTGGAATTTATTAGCACAAAAAGGAACGGATGGTACTTCGGGTACTTCTGGTACTTCAGGCACATCGGGAACTTCTGGAACAAGCGGAACATCGGGTACTTCAGGAACTTCTGGGGTAAATGGTAGTAATGGAACTTCTGGAACTAGCGGTACATCTGGCACTTCAGGTACATCAGGTGTAAGTGGAGCTAATGGTTCAAACGGAACAAGCGGACAAGATGGACAATCAAATACATTCTTTGATTATAAAGCAAACACAAATGATATATCAGGTAACCCTGGTAACACATACATTCTTTGGAATAATGCAACGCAAGTTTCATCATCTCAAATTAATGTATCTCACCTAACAAAAGATGGATATGATGTTGATGTATTTTTAGGATTAATTCCATCAGGTTCTCAGGTAATATTGCAAGATATAAACAATTCAGCTAATTTCCAAAGATGGCAATTCGGTACTGGTATTGAAGCAGCACCTAATTCATATTGGACATTCCCAGCTACATTTGTAACTGGTTCTTACACATTCCCTAATAACCACGAATTAATATTAATCGTAGCACAAACACCATCAGGTACTTCAGGTACTTCTGGAACAGCAGGTACGTCTGGTACTAGTGGGATAAATGGATTAGATGGAACGGGAGGAAGCTCAGGTACTTCTGGTACAAGCGGCACATCTGGTACGTCTGGTACTTCAGGAACTTCTGGAGTAAACGGAGGAGATGGTTCTTCTGGTACATCAGGAACCTCAGGAACATCAGGTACTTCTGGAATCAATGGAACTAATGGTACGTCTGGTACGAGCGGAACAAGCGGTACTTCTGGAATAAATGGAGTAGCAGGAAGTAGTGGTACATCAGGTACATCAGGTACATCAGGTACGTCTGGAACTTCAGGAACTTCTGGAGTAAGCGGATTAGATGGTAGCAGTGGAACAAGCGGCACCTCAGGAACAAGCGGTACTTCGGGAACTTCTGGAGTAAGT